TGAGTTCCGATTTTTTCGAGGACAGCAGCGCGAGCCTCATCGACGGACTGTCCGCCGGAGATCAATTCGCGTGCAAGATCGGAGAGGTTATGACGCTCGCCGAGTTTGTTGATAGATGCAATCCGGGTACGCTCGGCCTCTACGGCCTCGGACCGGATCACCTCCACATCAGTTGTGGTGCTTTCCATGACTTCAGTCACTGTGTTTACGGGAGATGCGGTCGAAGCCGCAGTATCGGTGTCAGAGTCAACGTTCTCTAAAGAACGATCAACTCCAACATTTGCGTCAGAGTCGTCGATCTGAAGAGAACGTCCAACTCCAACAGTGGGGTCAGCTGGGATAACAGCTAACGAAACCTCGTAAGGCGACCAATTGGTAGCTACGAGGCCATCTTCGCGCTCCTCCATTTTATCAATGGAGTAGCCGAAAGAAACGCCGCGAAGGATTCCATCGCGAACGTCTTGTAGCACTTCTTGCGCAAATTTATTGCGCGAAAAGCGCACCTTGGCATAACCGCGTTTCTTCTCACCATCAACCCAGGCACGTTCGACAACGCCGATCATGCGATCTGGATCATGGTTGTAAAGAAGCGGTGCGCCATCATTGAGCCGCGAAAGATTCGCAGACTCCATACCGTGGCTCAGGATTTCGTTTCCAAAGTAACGAGCCACGGGATATTCAGAGCTGAATGGAAATTCCATGCTCCTTTCGTCAACCATGTTGAAACTCGTCGCTTCAACACGCTTGAACTTTGTACCCTCAAGATCGCGAGACAATTCTTTTTTAGAACTCTCTTCTGCGACAACATCAGGCACCTCCGTAGTAAGTTCCATTGCGCGTAAGGCTGCGATCTTTTTCAGTGTACTGAATCTATGTCCTGCATAAACATCAGCTTGTTCCCAGCCATCATCATCTTCGCGATAAATTTGAATTAACGCTGCAGGATCATCTTCTTCGCCATTGATAACGACCTCACTGTCAGGCACTTCAACCTGACCGTCGCGAACAATTCTTGTGATCTTGCCTTGAGCATTGCCGCCAGACGAACCCCAACGAACGAAATCGCCAACTTTTAGTTCGTCGGGTTCGGCCCTGGTTTCTTCGCCGATTGAAAGTTCCACAGTTGGCTCCTTAGTCATAACTCAACCTCCTCAGGGAGTTCATCAATAATGTCACGATCAAGTTCAACATTAAGCTCTTCGGCTGCTTGCTGTTCACGAGAGAACTCCGTGAGGTTGTCGAAGAAGTCTCCGCCAAGCTTCGCGACAATCTGTGCCTTGGTCATGTAACCGGCCTGCTCCATCTGTCGATAAGCCTTTGCTTCCTTCAATGGATCAACCCAATCCCATCCGCGTGCCATCCATCTAGGAGTGTCATAGCGCTCAGGACGTGAATCGTAATCATCAAATGGCAGCTCACCGGCCAATACAGCAAGGTCGAGCCATTCGCGAAACACACGGTTGTGAAAGTTTTCGATCAAGTAAGACTGAATAACCTTCCAGTGCTCACGATCCTCAAGCAAACTCAATCTGCTGCTGCTGTAGTTCGTCTCACTGAAGTCACGGCTAAGAGTCTCGTAAGAGCAGCCAAAACCTGACGCAAAACGCCGAACTTTATTCTTTACGAACATCTCGTACTGCTGATCAGGCGAGCTGATGTTTGGCACGCTCACATTTTGACCAGGCTCCAGATACTTCCACATCCCAGGCTCGAACTCGCTGATCCTGCGATCAGCCTCGACATCATCACCTTCAAGCTCACCCTCTGGGCTTGTGACAAAACCCATCACAGAAGCACCAGCACGGGCGCGAATCACAGCGGCTTCCTCATAGCCCTGCAGTTGATGAGCATCGGCCATCACTGAGTGGAACCAAGGCACTCCGCGATGTTGTTGCGGACGCTCTGGAAGAAACAGATGAATTACATCCGCCGCAGGCAGGAAGACATGCTTATCGCCTTTCTGCGGTGCATTTTGAAACCAGTAGTCACCAGGATGACGAGTTAAGAATGCGTATCGAACAGGGCGGCCCCATTCGTTGATTTCAACGCCCATCCTCCACTCATTGAGCTTCGCAAGTGTTGGACCTTGATATTCCTCATCGAGAACATCAGACTCGATCATCTCAAGCGCCAATGGGACGCGGCTACCACCAAACGGACGGCGAATAATACGAAATAACGCCTCGCCTGATTCAGGCAAAGCTCCTGTGGCCAGCCATTCCATCATGTGGAAGCTATGCCGACCAGCAACATCGCAATACTGAGCACGGGTCCATAAATGCCATTTCTCTTCAATGAGGCGATTAATCGCTTCACTAGGCTTGCGCCCTCGAACCTGCTGAACTTGAGACTGAAGTTTGATCCCACTGCCAACAACATTGACCTGAGTCGTGCGTTTTGCTTGCTTTGCATACGGATTGTTCCGCACCATCTCGCGTGAACGGTCGCGCAACTTGCTCAAGCTGTTGCGAATTTCAGCGTCAGCACTGGCGCGGCTGCTCATCCAGTCGCTAGTTAGGCGAGAGATAATCGCACCCGCATAACTACGACGACGACGGCGAGGCTGCTCGCGTGGTACGCGCTGCAGGCCCAGAGTTCTCAAAAATCGTGTACGAAGTCCCATCAGCTTCCGTTAAATCGAACGTAGAGATTATGCGGATCGCCAAGGCCAGAAGCGACTAATTTGGCTTTATTCTCCTTTGCCACAATAGACTTCAATCTTGACTCAAGTTCAATCAATTCTGAAAGATCATATCGTTTTAGGTTGCGACTCCCGATCCTGTACTCAGAAACAGCGCCGCCAGAGACAATCGATCTGATAGCTGCTTTTACTGCATCCAAGTCCTGCTGGGCCTGTGTCCTGCCATCAAAAGCTTCAGGTGTACCCGCATAAGCCAACGATGGCTTGATTTCAATCTGCCCTCGGCTGTATTCCTGAACCGTGCTGTCGCCGGTCTTGGTTAAAACTGCTTGAAAAAACCAGTTAGGGCTCGGATCTGCCGAACCAGTCGCAGCAGCCGTCAATGTGGTCTTCCATCCACTGTTGTACGCAACTGCTGTAGCCGTTAGACCTTGCGCATTGGTGTTAAGGCGAAAATAGTAAACCAGAGAGTGAGTGGAACTGGTTACAGCATCACCAAACACGTCAACAGTCTCGGCATCAACCCATACCGCATCCACGCCGCTTGTTATGGATGGAGGGATCGCCATCGATAAAAATCACTTGATATTCAGCAGTCTAACTCTTACCACTGATTAACGAAACTTTTCTGGGTCCGCGCTGCCGAGGCTTTACGCTTTAACTCCTTTCGTTCTTCAGGTGATCTTTCCATCTGATCCCATAACGTCCTGCGATCTTTAATCTGATACACGCGATTTAATGCTGCGTAAGCGTAAACAAGCTCGTCCAACGCTTCGTTTCTTGCACTGCTCTTCTTGACCCAAATTCGCTCAGGGAAACCATTCCTGAATCTGAGCACCTGCTTTTCTGCGGTCAATTCCTCGAAATAATCTTTATCGACTGTTGGATAAAAATGCAAATACCCTGGGCCTACATCGTTGTGCTTCAGCCTGCCGAACAGCAGTGACTTGATCGTGTCCGATCCCACCGGGAACACCTGAGCGCCTTTTTTAAGGGTCTTGCCCTGCGCATTCAGGTCAACCTTGCTTGCCTTGCCAATTGGCGGCTTGTTTTTGGTTGACATGCCCTTGATCGCAATCACCCCCAAGCTCTGCCGCTCTCTCGCGTACTGGTAAACCTCGCTGGTGTGGTGACCGCCGCTATCGATGGCTACCACCATTGGCTTTAACTCGCGACCGTCTTCCGACTTGTAAGGGGTCTGCACTATCTCATCCAACTGCTTCCACACTTCTTTCCGCGACGGGTCGCCGTAAATTTTCACCCTGTCGATCAACCACCCCTGCTCTTCGCGGCCCCATCCCCAAATACTGAGCGACAGTCGATCATCCTGCGTGTCACAACCGACAGTCAACAGCAAAGTCTCCGTGGGCACTACACCCTGCTTGTACTTCTCCTCAGCTGAGCGTTCGCTGAGAGCATCTGCGCCCACCTTGGAGGCATATTCATCCTCCCACGTCTCGCCCAGAACAGTATTGACAAACGTCTTCAGCTGCTCCGCGTCGTTTTTCGCATCAAGAAACTCCTCAACCAACGTTGACCAGCTCGCATTAGGGCTATAGCTATACGCCGCCCAAATATGAAACGAAACATGCTTACCATTGCCAGGCGCGGTGGGCCGCCACTCGCCGCGTTCAACCATCCAACGCTTCTTCGCCGCTGGGATCCATACTCCACAGCTTTCGCAGCAGTAACTAGCTGTATCGGGGTCGTTGTCGTGCCACTTCATGTTTGCCCATTTCAAATACTGCATGTGACCACAGTCAGGACATGGCACGAAATAGCGCCTCTGATCCCCCTGCAGAAACATTCGCTCTACACGGCTGAAGTCTTTAACCGTGGGAGTTGATCCAGCCACGATCTTTCTGTTCCAGTAATACTCAGTACGCCTAATGCCCAGCTTGATCTGGTCGCCTTCAGTGCCAGCCGAGGGTGGGTAGCCGTCGACCTCATCAAATAGCACCACTCGCCTACTCACACGCCTAAACCCACGCGGACTGTTTGCACCTACGAGGCTCAGGCTCCCGCCAGGGAATTGCTTCTGCAGGATCGTGTTGGCTCCGTCCTTTGACTTCGCCTCGCTCACCACACCCTTAAGGCAAGGCGTATCACGCAACATCGGCGCGATTTCTTCCTTGGAATATCCCTGAGCATCCTCAATTGTGGGCTGCACAATCATAATCGGGCACGGATCCTGATGAATATGGAAGGCCGCGACGTGATTAAGAATTTTGCTGTACCCGACACGGGCACTTTTCATCACACTGATCTGCTCGATCTTCGGATTCGTGATCGCATCCATTATTCCTTTCTGATAAGGCAGCGTGTGCCATCTACCTCCTTCTGCGCTTGATTCTGCGCTTAAATACGCATAAGAGTCCGCCCACTCGCTTAAAGTCATCTTCTTAGGCGGTTTGAAGGCTAAAGCGGCTGACTTTCTTAGTTTTTCTACGTTATTCGCTGTCACCAGCTAAATCTTCTAAGGCTTCGCGCACAATATCATCCAAAACGCCAATAGCGTCTGTATCTAAGTCTGGTATTCGCTGTTTCGCCTTGGTTGGTATCCCTAATAGCTTTGTTCTTGCGCGAGTGATAATTTCTGACCATTCAAGCGCAATGTCTTCCGCTTTGACCAGCAGCCCTTCTTTTTGCTGTCGATCAAGTTCGAGCAGTTCTGCTTTTAAGTGCTCCGTTCGGGCGCGGGATTCGTCATAGTCGGGGATCGATTCTTGGGTCTTACTGATCCTTGGCTGCTCTGCTCCAGAGGCCATTCTCTCCTCGCGGCTGCGTAAAGGCTTCTTTTCTTTGCCCGGCCCGGCAGCCTTGGGGCCAATGCCAATTCTTGTTTGCGTATTTCTAGCCCATTCCTCTCGCATTGTTTCGCTATCCACAACAGGCTTGCCATATGCGTCTTTCTTGACCGATAATCTTCCGCTTTTTACTGCTGCGTAGACAGCTTCAGGTGACACGCCCAGGGCGCGTGCCGCTTCGGACCTGCTAATGAGAGCCATGATTCAAATACGATAATACGAAGATAGCGCAATACGAATAAAAATGATAAAATATCCGATTTCGCTATTTCGGTTGCTGGGCGAGGTGTGTCTTGCATTATCGAAACAACTTTGCAACGAATTGCCTACTTTTATGGTGCGATCCGAATACCCT